TGTCGTGAATTAAGTACGAATAGACGGATTCGGTTCCGAAAACTTACTCGAAATTTTACCAAATGTCCGGTCTAAACTCTGCGCATAGGTAATACTCTTCCCAAGATAAATCAAATGATAAATCTCGCTACTGTTAGCAGGAATTTGAATATCTACTGCCCCTTTATATAATTCATCGAAGAATGCCTTTCTTTTTGTCTGATAATCTGATTGAGAATTACCTTCTATAGTGAAAGATAGTGTTATTTCTCGTTCATCTACTTTAGGATTATTGGTTATAACCCGTTTCCCATGTTCCAATCGGGATTTGTTTTCAATAAATTCTTTCATAGGCGCGGGTGCACCGATTGTATCAAGGAAACCATCACCCATTCTTATACCCCATTGCCGGTAGGCATCAAGGCCGTTAATTTTTAAGTCATTTGTCATAATTTATAATTTAGATGTGTTCTTCTTTACTTCCGCTATATCTTTCTGAATCTGCTGAATAGGCTTCACGATAGCTCCTGTATTCTCTGATATCTGTACAAGTTCAAGATAGGAATTTGCTATCAAGTCCCGTGTATCATCTGCAATGTTTCTCGTTTCTGTATTTACCGAGAGAATGGCATCCGCTTTCATCGTTAGAATATTCAAAGACTGAGATTGAAGGGCGTTCTGACTCTTTATCTCTTCACCTGCCATCTGCAAGGCGGTAAAGCGTCCATTCAATTCGCTTCCGGTATCTTGCGACATAGCCTGAAATCCTCCTTTAGAGGATGATTGAGAATATTTACCGGAGTTCCAACCAAAAGCATTGGCCATCGCATCCCTTTCGGCCATCATTTGCTCCGCCAAGGCTCGTTGGGCAGCTTTTAATTGTTCGGATTTCTCTGCGGTAAGATCAAATATGCCGTCATCATCCGAATCGGATTTACTAGCCCAATCATTATACAACGCTTCAATCTTATCACGATATTTATTCGCTACCAGGTTGGAGAGGATTGCAGTTTTAAGATATTCCCCGAAATCATCCGCCATATCCTTGCTGCTCTTATCCATATCTGAAAGAGTGGATATAAAACTATCATAGAAAGAATCAAAAGAGACACCGGTCATGGTTTCGTTCAGTTTGTCCTTCATGCTTTCTATCTCCGTATTGCAGTCAATGACATTTTGAAGGTATTCCTGAACATCACCGTCCAATTTTGCCCAAAATGTAGGAGCTTCATCCTGCAATTCGGATAACTGATCGGCGGTAAGGTCAAACAGTCCGGTCATACGACCATCGGCAACCGAATTGTAGTCGAACCCTATGGATTGCGCTGCCTTACGAAGTTCATCCCATCCCTCTTTAGACATTCCCTTCCGCTGACGAACGCCAATAGAATGAGAGCCGATACTTGCACCGGCATTAAGCCTTTCTAGACCAAGTGTAACATTGCTTTTTGCCTTCTTATCCAGTAGATCCAATGTTTCTTGCCCGACTTTGCGCGCTTCATCACCATAGGATATATCAATATACTGCTGTTTTTTACTAATAAGCGTATCCCATACATCAACAAGGGTGTCATATTCTTCTTTCATCTTGTTGTAACGGGAGTAATCGGCACCTCCGAATCCTGGAATAAGACCGCCCAAAGAAACTACACTCGTTAATGCCCCTTTTATCGTCTGCAAACCACCTGTGACAATCGACATCGGCTTAGTGAGATCCATCTTTTCAAGACCGTTCAGCATCTCACCAAAGCCAGACATCGCGCCCTCCAACCATTCTGGTGTCTTTACCCCAAGTGTTTCCATAATGCCGATAACCTGATTGCCAGCTTCGACATACCGACCGATTTCATCCACGCCTTTATGCAATGCAGTGGTAGCCTCCGACAGGGCTTTCTGCTTGTTGTTTTTAGCACTTTCAAGGGTGGCTTTAGCGTTCTTCTTCTCTTCGTCTGTGTCTTCTTTAAGAGCCTTGTTGTATGCTTCCTGCGCTTCGCGTTCCGCATCGGTGGCCGTCTTTAGCGACTTGAAAGAAGTGCTCATCGCTTCGAAGGGGTTACGCTCTGAAACTTTATCATCTATCCTCTCAATAGCATCGACAAGCTCTTTCAGGTTCTCGGGAGAAAGGTCTTTTTGAGCTGAAATAAAGTCTTTAAGATTGGACTTCAACTTTTTCAATGTATCGGTAGAAACCTTATCTAGGTTGCCAAAAACTTGCTCCCAATTCATGCTTTTTTTGAATTGTTCGGCATCGAGTTTGAAAACGTCTTCATTCTTTGTTTCTGTACGCTTACCAATACTGCGGTCTATCTTTGCTACCTCATCCGTATCGCCTTTTGCTTCATCTCTTTTACGGGCTTCTTGCAACAAAGCAACATCATCATTGAACTTCTTTTCTATTGCAAGACGTTGGTCTGTATATGAAAGATATTGGTTTGCGAGTTCGGAATATGCCTTTTCATTATTGGCGATGGCAGCTTTATAAAGCTCGTCAAAGTATTTGTTCTCATCATCCGACAATTCGATTCCGGTAGCATCAAACGACTTTCCCTTGTTTTTAGGATTAGACTCAAAAGCAGAGCGGGCATCTTCTATTTTCTTACGTAAAGCATCCTCTTTTTGCCGATCAATAGCTTGCATCTCTTTCTCAAAGTTGAGTTCCATCTGGGCAATGGTTTTCTTTGAGCCTTCATTCATTGCTTTGATTCGGGATTCATCGACTTTCATTTGTAAGTCTTCGGCAAAACGTTGTTGCTCTAATGCTTGTTTGTTAAGGAGAAGATTGTATTTCTCCGTTTGCTGGCGGAGTTTTTCGGATTGATTCTCTTGTTTGCTTAATGAACTACCTGTAATACCGCCCAAATCTTTATATGCCTTTTCAGCAGTATCTTTCCGTTTCTTAGCTTCTTCATATTGCTTTGAGGTAAACTTAGATTTATCCTTTTCTATTTCAGATAGGTCTTTTTGGGCATCCTCCCAATCTTTCTTAGCTTCCTCGTAATCTTGCTTATAGGTATTAGGAGATTTCTTTTCTGACAACGCGCCATTTATAGATGAGATAATACTTTCTAAATCCCCACCTTTGACCATCATTCCATCAACATTAAAACCATTACGCTTTGATGCAGAAGATTGGGCCATTTTTAATTCAGCCTCTAATCTTTCTTTAGAATAGTTTTTAAGATTGGCTTTATAAGCGGAGATATTATCATCCAATACATCTTTCTGATACTTCTTTAGTAGTTCGGAGTTTTTCCCCATCTGTTCACGTACCTGCACGTAGGACTGTTTACCTGCAAACATTTTCCATATTTGCATATCGGCATCAGACATATTTTTGCGAAGCTCTGGATTGTCAAACAGCTGTAAATATCTCCGTTGGTTAGCAACCATTTGTTTTAGAGAAGTATAATCATCTTTTCTACCTTGAACAGAGCGGTTTGAATCCTCTTCGTTTATCTGTTGTTTCAATTTCAGAATATCTTCCAACTTTAACTTCTCAATATCATATTGTCCAAAGATTTTCGGATATTCCTTTCGGAGTTCCTCCAAAGATTTTTGACGGGTGAGAGTTGCCAAACTTTCATCGCGTGCAGCTGTAAGAAGTTCCTCTATCTTTTGTTTATGTTTCTGTTCTTTTTTAGATGCTGTATCTTTAATGTCGTTATATTCCTTTTGGGCACGTGCAGCAGCAGTTGTACTATCAGACATTGCCCACATTGCTGTAGCAAGCCCTCCTACAGCAACAGCCAATAACACGTAAGGATTAGTGAGCATGGCAGCATTCAATGCAAGTTGTGCTTTTCGTGCCAATATCCGGGCATTAGTAAGCCCAATCTCCACAAGAGTATGTTTACTATCGGCAGCAGTAACCAACATTACGGCAGTCCTATACGTTCCATAAGTAGCAACAAGCCCAACCAATATTTTGCCGATAGTCTCATAGTTCTCGATCAAAAAAGTGGTAACGCGATACGAACCTGCTATAATCTTCTCATTTGCTTCGC